CACAGGATGCCGTTTGCACTTGCCTTAAACCACGCCAGCACCTCCTGTCGTTCATCAGGCTTCATCGTGCTATCGAGGTGCCTCGCTGGCAGCCCTGCGCCTTGCAGCTCGCTGCATAGTTCCTTGCTCGACGCGATACTTGGCGCAAATGCCAGCGCCTTCTTGCCGTTGCAGTAAAGGAGGTAGTTGGCTATGACACCGCGAAAGACTTTCTGCTTGCTGTACGCCGCCCCCAGTTGCGCCGCGTCGTAGTCGCCGTTGTAGGTTCGCACTCCTGTTAAGTCCACTGGCACGCTGTACGTCGTCGGCGTTGCGAGGTATCCGTCGTCTATCAACTCGCGGATGGTGACAGGATCGACTATCTTCGTGTAAAACTCCTTCAACGCCTTTTGATTGCCTTCGCGATGCGGCGTTGCTGTCGCGCCTATGACCGTTGCCTTTTCGGGTATGTATGCGAACAGTTTGTCGAAGCTGCCTTTGTGCGCTTCGTCGATGATTACCAGGTCAATATCCTGCATCATCTTTTCGTATTCCGCCTTTGCCATTCGTCTGTTCAGCGATTCAATCATCGCGATGTAGCATGTTGATGGTTGCAGCTTTGCTTTGCCTTGCTTGATGGCTATTGGTGAAACGTCAAAGCGCGTCAGTGCGCCATCGGTTTGCGTCAGCAGTTCAACGCGGTCGGTGACGATCAGCACCTTCTTGCCTTTGCTTAGCGCGGATTGCACCATTGCGCTGAACATTACCGTCTTTCCGGCACCTGTTGGAGCGCACAGGATTACGCGCCTGTTGCCCTCGCCAATGGCAACGCGCAACTGCTCAATGGCTTTCTGCTGATATGGTCGGAGTGTAGTCACTTGTAGTTGGTTTGTAGTAGGTTTTTTGCAAGATAAGTTACTACAAAAAAACGGCCTTTGCAATATCGTGGAGGGTGTTTTTTGCATTTGTAGTAAGTGTAGTAAGACTTTTTTAATAAAAAGAGTATGTATTATATGATGACGATATGAATAATATTCACGCGCATATAGGGTTTCAAAAGTGCGTTTGTAGTAACTACATCTTACTACAAAATCGGGGGAATGTACGATTCCAAGTCGCTGGGGCATATTTGCCATTTTTTGATAGGACACTTGCCTGCTTCCTCCCTGCGACTTTGCTGGATGTAGCCGAGTGCTTTCAGCTGCTGGCCAAGCTTATGGAGGCTCAACGACTGCCGTGAGTTCATGTCAATGTAGACTTTTATCTCGCTTGTGGTCATCCACTTTTGCACGTTTGTACTTGGCGGCTTGAAATACTTGACGATCAACTCTCGCTCCAAACTTGGCTGTTCATTGTCCATCGTGTTGTTGTTTAGGTACGCCGTGTCTTGCGTATCCAAATACCATGCCTTCGGGTTTGCCTTCCACTCGTTGTATATCTCAACCCACAGGTCTATTTTGTCGATGGCTTCGTAGCTATCCCAGTCAATGCTAACCACGTCAATCGGCACGATACGTCTATTGCCGGTCGGATCGTTTATTATTTCGGCCTCGTTTGACGTGCCGCACAAGACTGCTATTCGTCGCAATTCTTCATGCACTTTGCCGTATGGCTTGCGTATTGTAAACGTCTGGCGGCTGGAAAGTTCTTTCAGCTTCTTCGCCTCTTGTTTGCTCTTTCCGCCAAATTCGTCATCGCACAGTATTATCTTCTTGCACATTAAAATCTCATCATCCTTTCCGGCATCGAGTTTTGATTCACCGTAATACGAGCGCAGTTCTTCGGGTAGCAGGTATCGGAAGAAATTGGTCTTGCCGATGCCTTGCGCTCCTGTCAGCACAAGGCAGATGACGGAGTAGTCGTAGTGCATGGATGCGACTACGCCATGTAGCCATTTTTTAAGAAAATTAGCGACGTAGAACGGATCATGACCTTTTGCGTGTATACAGTCCACCAACTGGATAAAGTTGCCTCTTGGTTGACGTGAGGCGTGTTTAGCGAAGAACTCCATGAATGGGTTGTAGCGCGATGTATTTTCACTATCGATAATGTCAAAGACCAGTTGCTTTTTCACCTTTGATCCGTAGGCGTGAACGGCTTGCAGGTATATTGTGTTCAGCTCTCGGTCGGTCACTGGATCTCCTGCTTTCTCGTAGTTGCGTGTTATTTCATTCATGCGAATGTTGATGCCTCCGATAAATGCTTTCAGCGCGTCGAGCATCTCATCGGCGCTTGGCTTTTCGATGTCTTTTTCTTCCAATGCGAAAGCCTGCGTCACGCGTTCTTCTACGTCTTCAAGGCCGTCTACTTCGGTCAGGTAGCTTATGGTTTCCTTTCGTGCGTCGTCTGTAGACCTGAAGCCACCAGCGACGCCAACGCGTGCGCGGTTAATGAGCGACATGCGTTCAATGCGCTTTGTCTGCTCGGTCTGCGTTTCTACGCCAGCGGCGCGCGCCATGTAAACGAGTGTTGCGAATGTTATCTCGCGACGCGACGAGCGTTGCAACTCTGCGTATTTAGCGTCGCACTTCTGCGCGTTGTACTTGGTGCTCATCTGCGACAGTGTATGGAAGTGATCCAGTCCTTTCGGATCGTCTTTGTACTTGCTTATCAAGGCGCAGCCGACGCGATACCAGTCTTGATAGCCTTCGCATAGGTTGATGTTGCGACTTACTATTTGAGCGATCATGTAGTCGCTATCTGATTCGTTGCCGACGTACTGCGCACGCACTGGCGCTGATGGCTTAGGTAGATAATCTTTGAAGCGTGCCGGTTTTTTCTCTGCGATGTATAGGTCAGGATCGTAGCTGACGTAGCGCAGGCGTGTCACGTCTTTGCAGGCGCGGTCAACTATCAACTCATACCTGTCGGCGATGCGCTTTTCAAGGCCGAGGTATGCGTCGAGGTGTCTGTTTGGATCAATCGGGAAGATGGCGCAGTAGCCTTTTCCTCCAGCGCTTCGGAACATAGCGTATAGCAATGGATCGTGTCGCAGCTTTGCCGCGCCTTCTTCGATGTTTGGGTTGTCCTGTTCGTCTATGTCCATGCATATAAAGCCGCTATGCTGTATCAGCTGATCGGACTTTCGCGCTTTGAACTCTCCACTCGTTGTGAAGGCAGGCAATTTGTCTTTGGTTGTCTTGCCGGTTCGATATGCGAGGATGTGATCTTGCCAGCGGCCGTCTTTAATATTGGCAAGCACGGTGTTTAGGTCGCCTGAATTTATCGGCGTTGTATTGCGGTGGCTATCAAAAATTGATACTTTGATTGACATGAAGATTGTTGAATTTATGGGTAGAAAAAAATGCCCCGACTGGTCGTAGCAGTCGGGGCAGGCCAAGGTAGTGGCTTTGCTTACGTCTACAAGCGGCTACGACCTCGCTGGCAAACTCTATTACAAATATACAACATTAAGTCATATTGCGACCTCGCCTGTCGTGTTCGTCTGCAACATTTCGCATCGCGTCAATGACCGAGTTGTCCATGTACGTTGCGGCAATCGCAAGGTCGTAAAACAGCTCCACCAGTTCAGTGGCAGTGAGATCGCTGTTGTCGCTTTCAATGCTGATGCGCTTGCCGTCGATTTGCAGGCTTAGCTTTAAGCCGAGGTCAGAATGGGAGGTCGTTGCCATTGGGTTTAATTTATGATTGTGTCTATTAGTTGAATCCTTTGCCCTATCCAACGCATCACCGGGACCGCCATTGAGTTGCCACAAGCCTTGTACCTCGGCCCATCGGGGCATTGGTCAGCAGGTTTGTTTCGGTAGGGAATCTTCGTCCAATCATCGGGAAATCCCTGCAAGCGTTCGCACTCTTTGGGTGTTAATCTGCGGATGGCCATTGGTGGATGATGTAAACCATAATTATCACAACCAGCCCTTAACGTAGGTGCTTGTTCAATTTCATATCCGATTCCTTTTGCCGCACTTCCTTGTGTTGGTAAAAATCCAGCAGCCTGCATAACTTTTGGCCCCGAAGTATTTGTTCCTCCAACCGCCTCGGTTATTGTTGCACTTGTTTGCCCATTAATGGATTGATTGTAAACATCCACGGCAATGGGTTGCAACACGGCTCCAATA